ACACTTCTTCAAACATTTGGTCTATCTTGTCTATTTCTCTAAACAAGTCTGGCGGGATAGTAGGAGCCAGTTTTTCAACTTTGGCGTTGGGCATGTCGGTTGCCAACAAACCACCAGCGCGGTTGAGCGCAAAGTTCTTCTCATCCAAGATGCCTGTAAAACCTATCAGTGCTGTGGGCGGCGAAACTTGTTTGCTTAGTAGGTCAAGGATTTCAGTCAGACGCTTTGTTCGCAACTGCTGAAGATAAATCATGCGCGATACTTCTGACTGTCCCCAGTAGTAGTCATACAGCGGGTTGGGGCAGACTTGAATAAATGGCAGTTCGCCTTTCAAGAATACTTGTTCACCTGGGCGGTCATAAATGATGATGTCGGGGTCAGCACGGGTAACGACTTGGTAGTCACCAATGTCATCGTTCCACACCCACAACTCAATCATCTCCACAGTCTCTTCCGACACGGTGGCTTTGTATCTGTTGCTTCCAGCAAGGTCGAGGTTGACGTTGCCGTACAAGGTTGGGTTGGACGCAGACATGATAATGCGCTCTACCCCATTGGCTATTTCTGAGCGTTCATGCTGTGTGGAATTTACACGCTTGACGATGGCATCACGTTGAGGGTGAGCATACAAGCGGGCGTACAACTCAGACCTGGTGATGTAGTAGCTTTGAACAATAGCTTCTTGCCTGTCTGTGTACGGGGTGTCTTCCCGCAACACACCCATACTTCCAGGCTCCACCATGTAAGGGTGGATGCCGTTGTTCATAATAATTTTGACAAAGGTCGAGGAGTAGGCGAGCGACCAAGAGACTGCCTGCGAGAACACTTGGTCAGCATTGCTGTTGAGCCACTCATCGTTGAGTGCGCGAGTCAGCGTTGGAATCTTGCGGTGTTCCATATCATTAACCGCCGCACCCAAAGTGATAGAGAAGCGGGTTGTCTCTGCTGAGTACAGAAACGAAGTTAGCTGGTCAATGTGCGGATGGATTTTGTTGAAGATGGCGGGCGTTTGGTCAGGCCCGTTCCCAAAGAGATACCAGCTTCGCAGGGTAGCGTAGTCGGGGCGGCGCTCTTCTCTTGATACCAGACACTTTTGTATCAAATCAAGGTAGAACAATTCCCTCTGTACTGTCTCTTTGGGTATTCTCATGGTTTAGGAACCGAAAGGTTTTCGTGGTCAGCATAATAACTTGCTGGCTTCGGCCCTGTCAAATTGCCTGCTTCACGGGGGTTGATGCCCACAGATTCCCCTGCCACCGACTTGAATTGCCCACCAAGAACTGACTTCATGTTGATGCTTCCTCCGTTACCCCAGATAGCGGCATCACCAGCCCGCCCTTCCTTCTGCTTTTGGCTTTCATTCTGGGTCTCAAAGTGTTCACTGGCGGCTGTAGCCTCTGCATATTCCTTGTTAGTGAGCTTGTTGTTCCGTTTTAAGTAGCCAGTCTGGTGTTCGCCCTCTTTGGTGGACTTGATGTCCGTCATTTGGAAGTCTTTTGCCAATCCTTCCAGTGTTTTGTCAGTTTTGGCAGTTTTTGCGGACTTCACCCCCACTGGCTTGAGGTGAATGATGGAAAGAGTGGCTTTGCAGTGTTTCATGGGGCACTCAGGCTCCCATGCCTCAAATACACCGTGTGATTCGCAGTAATAGTCTCTCAAAATAGCCATAGTTACCCTCTAAGTGCTTCCTGTAGGTCAATTTCACTGTAATCATGGCGGTTGACCATTCCAACCTTGATTTTTATGCCATCTGGCGTAACTTTTAGCCCCATTCCAGCCATCATGGCGGGCTGTGACTCCCGCCTGTACTCCACAAAACGGGTGTTGTCTTTGCGGCGCATGACCTTCACGTTGCCTTCTTTCCACTGCTGGTAGGCTTTGCTGACCCGCAATTGCATTATTTCGGTCTGTGGGTAAATCCTGTGGACAAATACATCGTAGAACTGCTGCTTACTTATGCCCGCAAGCTCACAAAACAAGGCTATAGAGATGCCTCTGTCCTGGTCTTTTATGAACCTTTTCATTTGGCGAAACAGTTCTTGCTTGGTTAAAGCCTTCATGAGCCGTACATTCCTATCTTCTTGAGGTAGTTGCTGACGTTGGTGGCTGTGGATAACTCTTCTGCTGACCGAATTTCCTTCATGGCACTCACCTCACGGGTGAGTTTGGCAGCTATCAGACGGGGCTGGACTTGCTCTGCGTAAGCTACGCAGGCCAGCGCGGAAGCAATCACCCTGTCATCCTTGGCTCTGCCAGGTGCGCCTATAAATCCGTTCTCACGCACGATGGTCTTCATCTCTTCCAGCAAGTCCATGCTGAACACGTTCATCATCCCGCGCTCAAAGTAGTCCTTGTAGTACGCCAGCATACGCTCTTTGCTGTTGGCAGTAGTCAAGTACCCCATGCTGTTGCCAGGGCCAGTTAGGCTGTCGTTCCTGCGCCAGAGATAGTTCTGCATGTTGCCTAGTACGTCCATCAAGTCTTTGCCCATGATGTTGCCCATGCTGGCTGCCGTCCGGCGCAGATTTCTAATTTCGTTGATGACCGCCTGCCCAGGGCCGTTGACCTCTAAGTTGAGGGTGGAGTTTTTGTAGGCTCCAGCAAGGTGAGAAATCACCCAGGCAAACTGGTAGGTGTTCATCTCAGCCACCTGGTCTAGCCCATTGGCATACACCCTATAGACTTGGATGCAGAACCTGTCTGCCCAGTCAGAGGAGCCGTAGGCAGGGTCAGCACCGATGACGTAGTAGGCAGCATCGTTAGGCTCTTCCCAGACCCGCAGCGTGCCCAGCCGTTCTGTTGAGCGCATGACCTCTGTGTCTTGAAAGCTCTGCCCAAAAATGTAACGGTAGCAATCCGGCAGATTCTTCTTGGCTTCCTTGGCAGCGTCTGTGCAACGGCTGCTGGAGAAGAAGCTAGTGCCCGTCATCACAAAAGCGTAGTCTTCTGTGGGCGGGAACTCCTGATACATCAGGGATTCATCCTTGATTCCTTCCAGCATCTTCCACCGCCACCATGCCATCTGTCTGGAGTTTATCTCCACGCCGTATAACTTCCGTATATCTTTCGTCCACTCGCGCTCTTCTGGGCTTAACTTGCCGTCCCAGTAGACCTTGTAGATGTTGCTGTCAGCAGTGACAGAGTAGTATTCATTACGCCACCACCCGCAGAAGATGGCACGTTGGGTCTTGGCAGACTTGGCGGTCTTGTACATATCGTGGAACATGTTGAAACCCTGGGCGGTACTCTCAAACATGTAGAGCCGCTCAGGATTCTTTTCTGCCAGCGAGGCTATCAAGGAAGCCAGTCCCTCCTCATTGCCCCAGGAAGCTGTCTCTGTGCCGTGAAGATAAGTGATAGCTTTACCCTGCCCCAGTCGAGACTTATTTCCCGCAATTTGGTAGAAAATTCGGCTTCGGTTCTTGAGAACCATTTGGTTCCTATTGTGGGCAACCAGAGGAATCTTGTACTCTTTAGGAAGCCCTTCCATATACATAGCGAGAGTAGAGCGGAACATGTCTCTGTTCTCTTCTGTATCTGCAACCAGAGTGCCTTGCCACCCAGGGTGTGTGAACTGCCAGTAAAGGTCAAGCGCCAAGGAGACAGTGGTAATGCCCAACTGACGGCCTTTAAGGATGACAAAAAAGTGGACATCTTCGGCTAAACCTTTCTGTATTTCTTCCATGACATACGTCTGCGTCCCCAGCAGTTGCCCCATCTTCTTGAGACCTTCCTCCTTGGTCTCAATCTTCAGTTCTGAGCAAAACTTGTAGAACTTCTGTAGGTCAAACTTCATGGGACGATACGTCCGTGGTACGGTGCTTTGCAGGGAATCAGGAACTGGGTAGACAGTGTGCCCTTGATGATGCTGTCGCAAGTGTTCACAAACATCTGGACGTTCTTGTCCATACGACCCTGGTACAGGTGGTACACACCTTCTTCAAAGTGCGTGCCTATGCCGTACAGCCCGTAGGTATGCAGCCGCCAAGCGCCTTCCTCCGGCTCTGCTGTCCAGTGGGTAGGGAACAGGGTCTTGTAACGTAGCCCCGCCATCTCTGCGGCGTAGCACACGTTCTCTGCTACATCACTCTGTTCTGTTTCCGAGAAGGTTGGCTTACGCAACTCTGTCCAGGCTTCGCGGTACATGAAGAAGAAAGCAGGGGCTGCGAATATGTGCGACTTAGGCCAAATATGGTTACTTGCCTGCGCTATGCCCACAAACGACTGATTTTGGGCAGCCCATGCCGCCGCAGCATTCACAACGCCTGGGTTGGTGGGCACACAGTCGATGTCCAGAAAGCCAACAACGTCCGCAGTGCTGTTGTCCATAACGATGTCCATCCACTTGCCGTGCGGAGTCTGTGTCATGTGGTACGCCACATCCAACCCTAAGTGCTTGCAAGTGTTGGTGTGTGCCTCCACCAGCTTCACATTGGTGTTGGGCCAGGCAAGGGTGTGTATCTCTATGTTCATTCTGTTCCTAGTTCTACATGGTTTTCGATAGATGTGCATATCTTTGGATAGACGGTACACCGTTTCTGAGTATGACCACCTTGCTGTCATCAGGAGGAACTTCCCCCGCCTGCTGGTAGTGGAAGGCCAGAGTGGTAGGGTAGTTGACAGTGGCTTTCATAGACCGCGCTATCTTGACCCCTGAATCCTGCACGGCCTTCCAGAAGTATCTGTCCCCTATGTAGCCGTACTCACGGGGTCGGAAACCCCACTCTTTGCACAGCGGGAATGTTTCACGTGAAAGCAGAAAGCAGTTGGTGTCATTCCAGTGGATACCGTTGCTCTCAGAGTCAACACCCATCTGTGTCCCGTCCATCCTCCACAGCACGCGAGGACACGTTACCACCTTGGCCTGCGACTGCTGCATGACCTCCACCATCGTAGCTATGTGGTCAGGCTCAAACCAGCAGTCAGCGTCCAGCAGGCAGATAGCGTCAGCACCCTGCACACTGGCTACCGACAGACCTACTATCCTGGGCGTGTCGCCAGAGTCATTGCAGTTGGGCAGAGAGATGTGGACAACATCCGCACCCTTCTCAAAAGTCTGGACAGGGTGACCGTCTGCCACCATGTAGTGAACAATGTCGCAGTGGGTCTGTTGCCGGACACTACGCCAGCACCGCTCCAGCACGGCTATAGGTTCTTTCCAGTAAGGGGTGACAACTGCTACTCTCATGCTTACTCCTCATAGAAGGTCTCTGTATCCTTGACATGGCGCATGTACTGCTTGATGCGTACATCTGAACTCTTGCCGTAGAGCTTCTCTAGCTTGACCAACTGGGCGGCTAGGAACTTGTCTGCCTGCGGCTTCCCGTAGGTACGCTTGGCAGCAAAGTAAGAATACAGAAGCACCCTGGCCTCTGCCATCTCTAGCTGCACTCTGTCAGTCACTATTAGGCTGGACATGTGGTTCACTCATGTACTCCACCAAAACCTGGCAAGCCTTCAACACATCATGGTCAACGTCGTGTTTGATGCAGAACTCCACCATAAACTGCAACTCCCGCAATACGATTTGGTCTATCAGTTCATCAGCACTTGTGTAGTCGTCGTATTTCAGTTCAATCTTTTTCATGCCATTCTCCATACACGTATTTGGTCACTTTCTGTCCTGGCTACGAACACACGCTGTAGCCGCTTCCCAGCCCTGTAGTTAGCGTTAAGTACCTTTGCCCTAGCCTCTACAGGAACGGTGAAGGAATCCCCTATCTCCATGTCCTCATAAGGGTAGGCGTACACCACCCTGGGCTTCGGCATAGCAATACCGCTTTCTCTCTCTATAGCTTGCATATCAACATCTCCACTGTGTCTATAACCTAATACTAGCATACTTGTATCAGCGGAGGGAAACCTATTTTTTTCTGGGGGGGACGAGAAGTTGGGTGCACACACAAATGGATGTTGAAACCCATTCACTTGGACGCAGCGATATGTTATGTGAATCTACATTATGTGAACCTGACCATAGTCCATTGTGAAACTGGCAGGCATTGCAGGCAGACTAGGGGTAGGCTACTGGCAGACTAGGGAATGACTAGTGCATGTAATGACTAGTGTGCATGTAGTCACTAGCAGGCAGGCAGGGCAGGGGACAGGGGACAATTGGCC